TTCTCTCAGTGCCCTGAGGTCTTGCGTTTTGTCCTGTATCTCCTTTTTCAGCCGTGTGATGGCCATAGTCACCTTCATCCATTGGAGAAGGTCGTACTTACTTTCTACTCTGTTCATTTCTCGTTGTGGCATACTTTGTATTCCTGTTGCGGGGCGGGGCGCGCGGCTCCGTTCCCAGAACTGTAAGGTGCCTCACTGCCACCTTCGTCAGTTGAACCCCTGAAGGTGGCCTAAGGTCTTTTGCGTATTTTGGGGATATGCAAATCCGAGTTTAGATTCCTAAGATTCGTGCCTTTTCTTCGTCAGATAGACTGTCGAAGAGGGCCTTTATCTTATCCTCACGGGAGACAGGTCCTAGGGCCTCTTTGGTCTTGGTAGACCAGAGGTCGAAGAACTGTCTGGCAACCTTTGCCTCAGAGGATTTACTCTTGGACTGTGCCAATTGGGCCAACTCTGCAAGAGTTTTCCCAGATTTGACTCTGAGTCCGCGAGGTGGTCTCTCTGACTCGTAACCTAGTTCAGTCACGATGGCAGGGTATAACCCGTTCTCTACTCGGATGTAGGCATACTTTGCATCTTTTGATGGCATAGTATTTTTTGCGTATGTAGGGGTTACTAGTGTTGTTCGCCCCTAGACAGTAAATATTACGTTACCTAGTATATAAAGATTAACACGGCCTTTTCACCCCTATTTTACCGTGTTTATCGTCGACAAAGTGCATATTATCACTGTATACCCCCCGTCTAAACAAAAAGGCCCGATACACACACTGAGTCGCCCACCCCCTCAAACAAATCGGGTAAAATTTTGAACCTAAAAAAAACGGGGACATATTTTGAGCCCAGTCCCCTTGGGCTTAATGAAGAAAGAAACTATTTAGCTTCGTCTAGGGCAGATTTAATCTTGCCTTTGACTAAGCCTTTTAGCTCATCGTCTTTTTCATCCCAAGCTGTTAGAACAACATTCCTTAGAAGGTCGTCTTTGACTTGAGTCTTGAGTGTTTCATCAAGTTTTTCGTAGGCCTTTTGTTGGGCCTTTGTTAGATTTTCTTCCAATAGTGCTTCGATTTGAGCATCATACTGTTTCAAGTACTTGTTCAATACGGGCATTAATGCGGCCTTGACAGCTGGGTTCGTATAACATACGAAAGCCACTAGTGCTGCGACGGCTGCCAATAGTGCTAGCACCATCGGTTCTTCTAACAAACCAGTTTCCTCAACGACACTAAGAATATCTGCGGTAACATTACCGGCAGTTTCATTAGTTGCAGTTGAGTTATTGTCTGCTGTTGTATTATTCATTTTTCTACCTCGAGGTGGGTGCCATTGTGGTCACCCAAATATAATTACTTTTTCTTGCTATATATACCTTTTGGTTCACAGGGCTTTTTATAGAAGGCACACCATCGGCAAAGGGTCTGGGGAACCATTTCATACTGCTCAACGTCGTCCCCCCTTTTCTTTATTTCGTTGTGTATGCCTTTGATAAGCTCCCGCGCTTCACGAAGGTTTTCATCATTGATTGCCACGAACATTATGTCGTCATATCGCAACCAGTCGATACCTGCAAACTTTGGTACAATGCCGGTTTCTTCATAATACATCAGTGCGTATATGATAAGCTGGCGATAATATTCTTCGGGGAGCCAATGTCCGTACCTTTTACTGGTTTTGTAGTCTACAATCGAGATATTACCCTCGAAATCTTTTGCGACTACATCTACAATACCGCGAATAGACAAATCTTTGTTGTGTATACGCATTTCGGCAAAGTGTGGACGGAGTTGTTTCAACGCCATATCCTTTGTCCTAGCGACTTTCCAATCAACTAGTTCATACAGTTTCTTTTCTATACGGTGACAAAAGTTTACAAGTAAATCAATTGTCTCGCGTTCCATTACATCTGCGTCAATCTTTGGGTCTTTGAATAACCAAGGCATTTTTTCCTTACGTTCTTCCCACTGTCGGCGAAATTCTAGGATAGCCCATTCTTGGGGCTCCCCGTTTCTCCACTGACTTGGATATTTGTATTCTACATCGAATATACGTTCAAGTATATCGTGTACTATTGTACCCCGAAAAAGGTGTAACGTTAACTTGTCAGGCAGTTTCTCGATATACCTATGGTAAAAATTTCGGGGGCACTGAAGGAAGGTGTTAATCTTCGAAGGCGATAACGGTAGGTTACTCGGACTCCAATCGTCAACCTCAACTTCAGTTTTTTCATCACCGATAGTTACGGTGAAAGATGCGCTATTTGGCGCAATTTCTTTTTCTGTCATATTTTTTCTAGGCATTAGAGCTATATAAAGTTATCTAAGCATATGTATGGCCAGCAATTGTTTATAGCAACTATGCTATATAGTATATGTATAATAGAGCTATAGTTTCTTATTGACAAAGTCTTTATATATCTTCTTGAGCAAATAAATTGTATGGGTCGAGATGATTATGGCGCAATTAATGTTATTTCCGATGAAGAAAGGGAGGCTCTAGGTTTGAGCGGACCAAGAAGACCTGATGAAGAAGAAGGTGTATTCGAACAGATTGGCAAAACTGCTGATAAAATCGGGGAGACAAAACTAGGCCAAAAAATCGGGTCAATACTTACCGTTTTTTTACTCGCACTGTTTGGTAGCGGTAACGTTGACATTGGTCAGTTTAGTGACTTATGGGGTGAAGAGGATGAACCGGCAATAAAGGGAGGATGCACAGACCCTACTGCCATAAACTACAAAGCTGATGCAGACTTTGACAACGGCAGTTGTGTATTTCCCCCGCCAGTTATCTACGGATGTACTAATCCGGAAGCCGACAACTATAACCCGGCGGCTACCCACGACAATGGAAGATGTCAGTTTTTAGGTGGTCCTGTTGATAACGGGACTGGAAACGAAACACAGACTAATGAGACCGTTTATGGATGTATGGATTTCGACGCATTGAATTATAATGACCGTGCAGAAGAGGACGACGGGTCTTGTGAATACGAGGAGTACGATTGTACACCTAACTCAACTTATTTTTATAATGGACTAGAATACGGAAACTATTCTAGAGAATACAACTCATTGAATATCACAGTTGATATTGATACGGATTGTGACCAAGAGGCACTGCCCGTGATGGTAGGGTATGACGTAGGACACATAAAGGTAGTAGATAACGAAACTGTGTGGAATGGTTATATGTGGAACGATTATTATTTTAACGTTACAGGGTGGGAAGGAAATGAGTATAACCTTACATCCGGCCCAGAATGGTTTACAGAACCATACACTGGGTGGTATATGATTTATGTCAATCTATATGCAGATTGGAATAGAGATGGCACTTATGAATATGTAGATTATTTCTTAATAAATAATATTGTATTGGAGGAGGAATGAAGGCCAACCAGATGTTGGTCTTAACGAATATGTTAGCGAAAATAATATCAGAATTAGATGATGTCAAGTCAATGATAAAGGAAAGTACATTTGAAGATTTTGTGGGTGAGGAGGAATGAAATGGCTGACAACACTATTGGAAATGTTAGCGGGTGTTTCTGCTTTAGCGGGTATGATTATTGTACTAACGATAATGTATGCGTTTGTGAAAAAACAACTACCGGAATTACCCAAGAAGAAAATAGAAAAGAAAGAAATAAAACCACAAGTAAAGGAAGAAAGGAGGACTGAATATATGAGTAAAGAAGCAAAAGAAGGAGTGACGTTTAACGACATCTTTATGTTTATGATTGCTGTACCTTTAGTTTTACTCTGGGTTGGGTTTGCAGGGTTCGTTATACACACCGGACTTAACAACTCACAAGTTCTTGAGAACATCGAAGCATACACAACTTTGATAGCTATATTAGGTGGGCCAGCCCTCTTGATTATCAAAGACGCTTTAGATGTTTGGAAACAGGAACAAGCAGAGAAAACCGCGTTCTATAAAGTAAAGGCACAGTCAGTTATTGATTATAATGACGCTGTATTGAAACAAGCTCAAGATATAGAATCTAAAGCACAAGACCAAGAACATAAGATGCAAAGCAAAAAGTGACCGAAACATTTATATGTTATAATCGCATAATTAAAAATGGTGACAACTATGATGGTCAAATGTGAATACACTATGTGCGGCAGAGAACATCTGCTAACAGACTTAAACAGAATACACCACTGGCCTTGCTGTGCAAGAGAGATTACAGATATATCTTTACAAGAAAAGATAGCCGCTAATCTAGAAGCCAAGGCAAAGCCAGTCGTGGAAGAAAAGCCAAAAGCAAAACCTAAGGCAAAAGCACCAGCCAAGAAGAAGGCTGCAAAAAAAGGAAAGGGTAAAAAATGAACGATTTCGAAATGTCAGAATTATCAAAGCAAGTCAAAGGACTTCACGAATTATTGGAAGTCTTGATGGCTAACTGTTTAGAAGATGAAGTTGATTTAGATGGCGCCGAAGAAGAAGAGTAAATCTAGAGTCAACGAGGCAGGTAACTATACTATGCCTAGTATGAGACGTAGATTATTTTTAAGAATTAAAGCAGGTAGCAAAGGTGGTTCACCGGGTCAATGGTCTGCAAGAAAAGCTCAGATGTTAGCTAAACAATATAAGGCTAAAGGTGGGGGATACAAGTAATGTCCTCCCGTATGAAAAAATCACAAAGGTCACTAAAAAAGTGGACAAATGAAGATTGGGGTTACGTCACAAAGGGTGACGGAAAGAAACCTAAATCTAAAAGAGGAAGATACTTACCTAAAAGAGTTAGGTCAAGATTAACAAAAAGTCAAAAGGCAGCTACTAATCGTAAAAAGCGCAAAGCTGGGGGAGTAGGTAGCCGGGCTAAATATTCTAAGAAAATTAGAAAGGCAGTAAGGGGGTCGAGATAATGGCTTACAAAACTTATAAGAAAAAGAAACCTACAAAAAAGAAGAAAAAGACAATGAAGAGGAAATACTAATGAGAAAACACTACTTGAAAGATGGACGTGTATTCAAAGGTGGAGTGCATAAGATGCCCAATGGACAAATACACTCTGGTAAAAGTCATACTAAGTCATCAAAGAGAGTTTTTCATTATGGAGAACTATCTAAGAAGGCACAGGCTAAAGCAAGAACACAGAGAGGTAAATAATGGCACCAAAAAAGAAAAAAGACGGTAAATTAACACGAGCAGGAGTATCAGGATACAATAAACCAAAAAGAACTCCTAATCACCCTAAGAAATCACACGTAGTTGTTGCTAAAGTGGGTGATAAAACTAAACTTATTAGATTTGGACAACAAGGAGTCCGAACAGCAGGTAAACCTAAGAAAGGTGAGTCTGCAAGACAAAAGGCAAGACGTAAATCATTCAAAGCACGTCACGCTAAAAATATAAAGAAAGGAAAAATGAGTGCAGCGTATTGGGCTAATAAGGTAAAATGGTAGAAGAAACAGTCCGAGAATACGAAACCAGACTCAGACAACGTGTTGGAGAAGGAGAATATGAACGTCATAAAGAACTTGTTATACTTCTGGCACGAAATCTTGCAATTGAAGACTTGCTTTGGGAAGAAATTCTTATATCTATTCGGGATGTTGACGCTAGAACAGAGTTATTGCGACAACGCAACACGATTGTTAAGGATATTCACACTGAGTTCCGCGCTCTTAATATTGAAATACCTACTTTGGTAGAACAAAAGACCGAAAATTTTATGAACTTCTTAGGAGATTTAGAAGATGATACCAGTAAAGAACCAGAAAGAAATGAAAGCAGCTCTGACGGGTCAGAATAGATTCGACTCGCAAAATTTAGAGAAGTTTTTTGAAGAAATACGCAAACATCCAAAGAAAATGGAAAAGTTAGTACGAACTTTCTGCGAAACGTACCTTTTGGATGCAAAACAACGACCATTGCGTGTTAGACCACTACAAATGAAGATAATTGTGCAATCTTTGACATATCCTGATGGAAATCCTGAAAAACACCGTAAATTAGCTATATTAGCACCTAGAGGTAGTGGTAAATCGTGGGCTTTGTCAATTGCAGTCGTTATTTTTATGTTTTTTAAGAGATTCAGAGACCTTGTGTTTGTTTTAGCCCCTACAGAAGACCAAGCCGCCCTGATTTTCAATTATGTGTACAGACATTTTAAAGATAATACATTTTTAGATTCCTTAGTAGATAATTATAAACTACATAATAAACCGCATATCAAAATGCGGGGTGGTACTATCTTGCGTCGGGCGCCGGTGGCGCCCTCCAATCAAGGACAATCCATTCGTGGGCAGCACCCAACACTTTTAATAGTTGACGAGTCACCTTTAATATCAGATGAGTTGTTCATCGATAATGTAGAGCCAGCGATAGTCGCAAACAAAGCACCGTTTATCAATCTGGGTACTCCTAAAAGTAAGGAGAATCATATGTACAGATATTTATTTGATGAGGGGTATGCTGACACTTTCAGTCGTTTGCACTTTACTTGGAAAGACGCAATCATAAAAGGTGAGGCATACAGTCCACCATATGATGAAGAGGATATGTTGAATAAAATGTTAGAATGGGGAGAGGACTCCCTGCACTGGAAAACAGAATACGAATGTGAATTTGTGGAGAGTATATCTAATGTATTTACACCAACCGGACTACGAGAGTGTTTTGATGACTACCAACTACTTACCCCCGACGCCGCTGACGAAGCAGGAGAGACAGGTACAAATAATACTGTGGCTGTTGACATTGGGAAATCTGTTAATTCTACTGTTATTAGTGTATGGAGGACTGAAAAAGGACCTGACAACAATATTGCACGATTATTATATTTGGAAGAAATCGGACCTAAGTCAGGGGGGCACGATATACCTTATCAAAGAAGTCGTATTATGGATGTCGCTGTTGATTTTAATGCGGCTCGCGTTATTATCGACGCTACAGGTATTGGAGGTGCTGTCGAGCAAGAAATAAGAATGGCTTGTATACCATTGAGTATACATTTCATACCGTTCGTATTTACTGGAGGAGCTAAAGGTAGTAAAACATATGCTTACAGGGATTTTGTATCTTTTGTTCAGCAGGGTCTTATCAAGGTACCTGACATCGAAAGACAAGAAGGAACCGCCAAAAAACTAATGTGGAAGTGGTATCGTGAACACGTAGACTTAGAATACGTTATGGATGCTTCTCAAAAAACAGAGAAAATATCTGCACCATCAAACAAGCACGATGATTATTGTGATAGCAGTGTATTAGGTGTACACGCAGCTTTATCTATGTTACCAGCAGACAGTATGTTGGGTACAATTAATGTTAGAAAGCGTGGTACAAGAAAACCAGTAAGTAGATACGGCGGAGGCGGTATAACTACTAGCGGAAGACGTCGTTCTGCTCCAAAAAAGCGGTTTATGCGTGGTATTTGAACAAAATTTTATATACTAGCGAAACTTTATATATTGTGATAGCAAATGGGTCTAGCCGACAGGATACGCCGCGTTTTTGCTACGGTGGGTTCTAATCCTAACACTCCAAAGGATGAACCACGTGGTTTTGGCGCAGGTGTAATAAGAAGGTTGAAACTTACCAATAATTATGGTAACAGGAATTATGAACAGCACATAGGTGACAACAGAACCTATATGAATGTTTATTTATCAGACCCAATTGTACGTTCGTTGATTGACCTTCCTTGCTTATATGCAGTAAAGGATGGTTTTGATATTGTTACTGAAGACGAACAACTAAGAGAAGAAGTAACAAAGATGTTTGTTGATATCAATATTGATATGACAATCTATGGTTGGCTACGCAACGCTCGAATCTTTGGTTCAGGTTATTTAGAATGGACTGGAGACAACCTAGTTCTACGCTCTTCACAAAATATGTACGTGAAGAGAAACGAACACGGACAATTAATGTATTATTATCAGAATATAGGAAACGATGCAGAAGATGTACGTTTTGACCCTGATGAAATTGTAGAACTACAAAACAATCCTTTTGATGATTACGCTTATGGTTTATCTGATATACATACTATTTTATACTTAGTAGACCTAAAAGACTATGCAGAGCGAGACATTGGAGCAGCTCTGAATAAATATGCGGTATCACGTTTCGACATTTCCTGTGGGTTGCCTGATATGCCCTATGGCCCTGATAAGATTAACGAAATTGTTGATGCATTTAATTCTTTAGAACCCGGTGAAGATATAATTCACGGTAATGATATACAAATAAAAGAAATAGAAGGTACAAACAGAGCTTTTGAATATGGTAAGTATACAGATGATATACTAGATAAAATACATATAGCTCTTAAAGTACCAAGAACTATGTTTACACAACCGGAGCAAGCTCGCCCGGTTTTTGAACCTTACGTTAAATATTTACAAAAAGCAGTAGAGTCTGCTATTAATTCACAACTAATGCCACAGTTTGGAGACGATGTTAAATTTGTTTTCAGACACTTGAATGTAGATGATGCATTCACAAAGGCAAAAACCGATATGATATATCTATCAGAAGGTGTCTTGGCACCTAGTGAAGTTAGAAAAGAAAGAGGTTTAGATGCTGAAGGAGTAGTAGAAAAACAACCAACTGCCGCTGAAGTAAATATTTCTGGTGGAAAAGACCAAGACAAAAAAGAAGAGTCTCAAAGAACAGAACAGAGACTATCTAAAAACCAGACAGGGAAACGCACTGAAGAAGAGGTTGTGGAGGTAGTAGCGTGAATGCTTACGAAAAATGTGTAATAGGATTAAAACCACGCCTTAACAAAAAAGGTGTAGAGAATGCAGAGATTGTAGCTCAGAATATGTGCTCTATGTGGGCAGATAACAATGGCGAAGAAAAGGAATTCGGTGTTTCTAAATCAGATGAGACCCAAAAAACATTTGCTATGAATTTTGAATTTGATAAAGAAGCACTTAGTGTATCTAAAAAGGATACTGAAGATATGTGGGAATTCCCAGTTCGTGCTTTAACTTCTGGTCGTCACGATTATGAAGTTGAAGGAGAAGAACAAACTGTGTTTATAGAACCTAGTATACTTAAAGAAAGCTTGGAGAAGTTCAATGAACTACCAATATATTATACTCATCAAAGGACTCCTGAGGATTTACTTGGGAAGGCTATTAACCCTGAGATTGAAGAGATGGAAGATGGCAAGGTAGCAATATCTATGTTGGCGCAGATTTATGAACCAACAGCCAGAATGAAAGAAGTGATACAGAAAGTGGAAGACGGGGATATTACTAACGTTAGCGTTGATTGGTTTTCAAAAGACGTTGATGTTATGGGCGATTCGTACGCAACAAATATCCGACCCGTAGAAGTTTCGTTTATAGATAACGAGATTGCAACACCCGTCTGTGGGGAATGTAAGATTGACACGGAATGTGCAACACACACATCAGAGAAGGAATTTGCAACCAAAGAAGATTGCGGTTGTAACGGTCCTAGTGAAGGTGCGTGTGGATGTGACCACAACGGTGAAGACAAAGAGGTCGATACTATGAGTGAGGAAGTCGTAAAAACAGAATCTGAAAAGATAACAGAGAGAGAGTTTGCTTCAGTTAAGAAACAACTGGAAGATTTGACATCCAACCACTCCGAATTGGAGCAGAAGTACAATGATGCTTTGAATTCTATCGAAGAGTTTAAGACCGCAGAAGAAGCAAGGAAGGCAGAAGAAGCCAAAAAGCTAAAAACAGCTTTGGTTAAAAATGTCGTCTCTAAAGAACTTCTTTTCGGAAAACTCGGAGAAGAGTCCAAAGATGCCCGTACTGAAGAACTATTCGGTTGGGAAGATAACAAATTAACAGGTTTCTTTGAAGCATTAGAATCATTGCCTGAACCTGCCGAATCAGAAAAAACTTTCGGTAAGGGAATCGCAAAGGATTCAGAAGAAAAGGCCGTAGAGGCCGAACCTGAAGTAGAGAGAATGTTCTCTATGGTAGACGGAAGAATCCGTTTGAACAGGAAATAAATATAGGAAATAATAAATATGGCAACAGAAATATTAGTAAATGATGGTGGAGCACCAGCACGAATTATACCATTACAAATCCACGCTACTGTCGCAGCAGGAGACCCCCTACAGATACACTCTAATGGGAAAGTCAAACCAGCAGCAACTAGTGGAGCAGCCTGTGTCGGAGTAGCTTTAACAGCTGCATCCGGTATGGACAATATGTGTAACGTGATAACTGGAGCTGGAGTCGTCTGTAACGTAAACGGACAAGGAAGTATTGTAGCAGGGTCTATCCTGTCAGCAGATGCTACCGGTAAGTTCGGAATTACAGCAGCAGCCGATGAGAAAGAAGCTATTGCACTTGAGGCAATCAGCGGAGGAGTAGTGAAGGTCGTCCTTCTCTAAAGAGGTAATTAAATATGGTAACAACACAAGATGGAATACTAACGTCCAACAATGTCGGTGCGTATAACGCAACCGGAGGTACCGGAGAGAGAGTTCTAGTAGACTACAAAGACGCTTTGCAAGACTACAAAGTAACTGACCTTCCAGCACTTCAAATGTTCACTGAAACAATGACAACCGACACTGGCGGAGATATAGACTTAACATTCGCAATGCCTTCTATGAACTTAGAAAGAATTGATGAAGGAAGCACTCCACAATACCAACACACAAAGATGCGCTCCGAGAGAGTAGCAGTCAGAGAGTGGGGTATTGCAGTAGGTGTAACCCGCAGAATGATAGAAGACTCAAGATTCAACGAAGTTGAACTTGCATTAAACGAAGCACGCAGAGCAGTTGACAGACATATGTCTAAGCACGTCATCTACGCTTTATTCGGTATTGGAGATGCAGACCTACAAACAGGTATTAGCAACGTAAGTATCGATAAACAAGATGCAGAAGTTGGTTCCTCAGGAATTAACGACTTTGCAGTCAACTTGTACGGTGGTTTCATTGGTAGTGGTACAGCAGCTCAAGCAGCAGCTGGAAGTGGACGCTACGTCGACTACGGTTTAACCGCAGCAGCAGACTTAGCCAGAACTCACTATCAAGAAGCAACAACCAACGGAACTGTTACGCTAGCTGACTTAACACTTGCTATCGAGTTAATCGGACAACACGGTTACAACGCAGATACAGTCGTTATTTCACCAAAACACTACAAAACTCTATTGGACTTAGCAGACTTCTCTGCAGCAGTCGGAGCAGCTAACTCACCTATCAGGGGAGGTTCAGATGCTTTGGGTGGTATCAGAGATACAGCAGCCACTGGATTAGTTGGTTCATTGTTTGGATTGAACATTTATGTCAATGCATACATCCCACCAACAGCTTATGGTGTATTTGATATGTCAGCAAAACCAATGGCTTACGTCGAAAGACGTGCAATGACTGTCGAGGAAGCAAACCCCGGTTTCGGAATCGTCGGTTCATATATGTCAATGAGATACGGTCTGAAAGTTACAAAACCAGAAACTGGTGTAATTTTCTACGATTAGATATCTAGATAATCAACTCTTCGGAGTAGGTTCACAGTTGGGGGTCTGTATAAAAACCCCCACAATCTTTTTTAACCTACTTAGCGTAGGTATATTATAATGCCACTAAACCCAAAACCACAAGCTCACGGAAAGAGAAAAATACAAGCAGGAGTATCAACAGGCTCAAGTGTAAGTAGTTTAGCATTAGATGGCAATACATTACAATTAAATCAATCTAACAGTCAACCACAAAGGACTGTAGATTTATCTGACCTTGCTGGTGATATTACTGGAGTTACCGCAGGTGACGGATTAACGGGCGGTGGTAATTCAGGGGCAGTTACTTTAGCTGTAGGTGTAGGCACAGGATTGGACGTGTCTGCGGATGCAGTAACTTTAGATTTAACAGAAGTAGGATTTGGTGGTGGTGCTAACAGACTCATTACAGATGATGCTGATGGTACAGTAACAACCGAAGCTAACTTAACTTTTGATGGTTCGACTTTAGCATTAACGGGTAATCAAACAATTAGTGGATATATTGGTAGAGGTCCACATAATTACATAGACTTTACTACAGATAACGTTATAAGATTTAGAGCTAACGATGCACAAGCTTTAGATTTAACAGTTGATGGTAATGGGCACACTACCTTTAAACCATTAACAGATGGTAAACAACTTAGATTTTTACAATACGATGGTAATGAAGTTTTATCATTACAAGACGATTTGCACGCTAAATTTAGTGGCAGTGTGCTGACAGAAGGT